GACCGAGCGAAGCGAGTTCGCGTCCCCCCAGGGGGGGAGGGCAAGACCGGGGAGCGAAGCGAACCACGGTCTGTGCCCGGGGGGTCATGCCTCTTCCTAAAGTCCCTCCCGAGGAGGAGCGCCTAGCGACGACGAGTCTATAGTCTCATTGTTGGCTATAAATAGGAGGCCCCTAACATCAGGAGAATCATTATGGCGTTCGGGAAAAGGAAGAGAGTTATGGCTCCGCGGGCAACCGCGGCAGCCAAGAGACGTCGTACGTTTAAGAAACGACGTATGGCAAGAAGGCAGAAAAAGAACTTTACTATGACGTCTAGGAACACCGCTCCTACGGACTTAAAACGTAGAGGGAAACGGATGTCTAGCCGGACATGGAGAAACCTACTATGGAAGGATACTATATTGGATGAAAAGTACAAAGCAACCTTCTCGTTTGCTTCAACCGTCACCTCACCTGCAGATCAGTTAAATCAGACTGCTGTGATTATAGAAATGTTCGACAATACAAATCCCCCATGGACAACAGGTGGCGGTCTTATCCGTTCAGGTCCAGGAGCGGCAGTTAGCTTAACACCGAAGTCTGTGGTGTTCAGAGGAGGTCAGCTTGATATAGACCTCGGTAATAGTTTAACAACCGTGGAAGCGTTGGAACTCCGTGTCCAACTGGTTTACCCAAAACAGGAAGCAACACGATATAATAGTGTAGTAAGGACAAATGTCCCGCTCATTGATTATGTAGCTGCTCTTCCGGGTACTACTCCTAAAGGAACGTCGTATCAAGACTTAAACGATTGGTCGCAGTTCTTTCACCCACCAGTAATGGATAAGTCTATTATACTACAAAGTGGAGAATTCGCAAGGTTCAGTCATAAATTGAAGATAAAGAAAGTGGATGCGGACCATTTCGCAGCTGGTGGTGGAATGTTTCCAAGATGGATAGTATACGCTAGTAATATAGGAGCAAGTGGTGCTAATGGCGTGTCTATCACGACTCAGTACAGTGTGACGTTTACTTTAAATAATCTGTAATTATTTGGGAGGGGCGCGGGAACCAGGTATAGTATTACCCTGGTTCCCCGTCCCCCTTGTACCCCTGATCCCCCTCTATAAATAAAGCGCGTTTCTGTTAACATTTCATGCCTCGCAAAACACCTCCTCTCTCTCATTTCTGTTTCACACTTAATAACTATGACGAAGAAGAATACACCCGAATTGTGCAGCTCTTCGAAGAAGAAGCCAAGTACTGGATTATCGGTAAAGAAATTGGAGCAACAGGAACTCCACACTTACAAGGGTATGCCTCTTACAAACGAAGGCGTACTTTCGATGCTATACGGCATCAACTTGGCGCAAGGGCGCATCTTGAAAGGGCTAACGGTACTGCACGACAAAATAGAATCTATTGCTCTAAATCAGGAGATTTTGCAGAAGGAGGTAACATTTCTGCAGGACAAGATCGCCCTACCCGTGATGAACTCGCTGAGTCCTTCATGGTTGCCGTCCGATCTGGAAATAAAGGAATGGTTGAATTCGCCGATTCCTTCCCCGGAACGTACATATATTCCGGATCTACTATGCTCAGAAACGCTTTATCCCTCTATGCCCCAGTGGAGAGAGAGTCCATCAACGTCAGGTGGATCTTTGGACTGCCTGGTGTTGGAAAATCAAGACGAGCTCATGAAGAACTGCCAGAAGCATATATAAAAGAACCCCGAACTAAATGGTGGAACGGATACATGTTGCAAAAAGAAGTTATCATAGATGACTTCGGTCCTAATAGTATTGATATCAATCATCTATTACGCTGGTTCGACAGATATAAATGTTTAGTTGAAACAAAGGGTGGTATGATAGCTTTATACGCTGAAACCTTTATTGTAACCAGTAATTACTCTCCAGAGGAGTGTTTTACTGATAAAGAGGGAGTTAAACATAGTCAACTCCCAGCTTTGTATCGTCGTATCGATGTAATCGAGATGGAATAAATAAAATGTGTTATAACAACCATGCGTAGAGTCCGTTGCGTTGGGGCCATCGCGACCGAGCGAAGCGAGTTCGCGTCCCCCCAGGGGGGGAGGGCAAGACCGGGGAGCGAAGCGAACCACGGTCTGTGCCCGGGGGGTCATGCCTCTTCCTAAAGTCCCTCCCGAGGAGGAGCG